AAGATCGACTTTTGGCTTTGGCAGATCGGCATCCCTCTTGGGCTGAAGCGAATAACGTTCCGGTCACTGCACGGACTGTCGGGCTGGCGCGGGGCGGCGTGTAATGGCAGTCGCGAAATGGGCAACGCCTTCGCCGTCGCGGTCAAGCAATTTTGCGGGAGCAACGCTCAATTCGCTGGCCAATGGCAGCGAAAGCGCGGTTGTCACCTATGACAATTCAACAAATCGCGATCTGTACGGCGTTGTGACCATAAAGCTGGGCAGTTTTAACCCCGGCACCGCCGGTTCAATAACACTCCGTATTACGCTGAATGATGGCACTGATACGGCAGACCGGATCGGCGGCGATCTATATGTTATTCCGCTTACCTCCGGCGCATCCGCCAAGGTGGCGGTTGTCAATATGTTGAGGCTTTACCCGTTTTCTATGCGGTTCAGCGTAATCAATAACACTGTCGCCAATTTTGCCGCATCCGGGAATGAGCTTTACGTGCGCCCGTGGAATGAGGATGTAACCTAAATGCCGCGCGGGGTCAGCCGGTATGATGAAGCGCAGTTGCAGGGGCGCTTGGGCGTTCCAGTACCCCATTACTTCGTTTATTGTATTTAGGGCGGCGGCATTCACCAACGCCTACAACTCATTATTTGAGTTTTTTACCTCAGCCGGCCCCACGACTGCCGGGTGGAGTGATCTTATCAAAAGCAATGGAAAGTCTGCGGTATACTCGACGAACACAGCGGGAGGACAGCCGAATTATGACGGCACCGGGGCGTTCACCTACCTACCAAATAGGACGTATATTTTCACGGGCGTCCATCAAAACAACGCGATGATTGGTCTGCAAAATGGCAAGCCGGACGGCAGCAACACGGGGACGTATACGTTACGCACTAACTTAGGAACTTCGCCGCTCTACATCGGCTCATCGCCGATGTTCAGTCGGTACACGAACTGGATGATAGGTGAAGTGATTATCACGAATGGTGCCGAGCTATCGGTAGATAACCGAATGAAGGTGTTGGGACATCTCGCGTGGAAATGGGGAAACGCGCCAGACCTGGTGACCACCAACCCATTCCTGAACCGCCCGCCGCTGATCGGAGACTAGGCGATGCCGTTGCGCATCCGAGTTCCGGCGATTGCTGCGCCTAGCAGCGGCGCTCCATATACATTAACAGCAGATGGCGCGACTTATTCATATTCTGGCAACGATGCCAATCTGCTATACAACCGCAGGCTCGTCGCGGAGGGTGTAGCCTATTCATATTTAGGTAATGACGCAAATCTGTTTTTCAACCGCCAAACTCAAATCGGCGGCGGGATATATTCATACTCAGGAAACGACGCCAACCTGCTGTACAACAGAAGGCTCGTTGCTGAGGGAGCGGCGTATGCGTACTCTGGCAATAATGCTTCGCTGGTTTATACGCCCGTTCGTGCTTTCACGTTATCGGCGGATGGAACTACCTATACTTATTCTGGCAACAACGCAAATCTGCTATACGCCCGCAGGCTCGTTGCTGAGGGAGCGGCGTATGCGTACTCTGGCAACGATGCCAATCTGGTTTATGCTCCTGCTCAGGCGTACACACTAACTGCCCTCGGGGGCATCTATAATTATTCCGGCAACAATGCTACACTGATATATTCAGGTGGCCCGCCACCTGTAATTGAAGTAATTGGTGTTTGCGGTCCACAAGTAACTAATGTATTCTTATTCAATGGCGTTGTAGAACCACCATTTCCGGTACAGCGGAGGACTTCATGAAAACCCCGGCATGGCAGCGAAAAGAAGGCAAAAGCCCAAGCGGGGGGCTTAATGCTAAGGGGAGGGCTTCATACAATAAAGCCAATCCCGATAAGCCTGGATTGAAGGCGCCCCAGCCTGAAGGTGGTTCTAGGCGTGATAGCTTCTGTGCCAGAATGGCCGGTATGAAGAAGAAACTAACTAGCGCCAAAACCGCCAATGACCCTAACTCTCGAATCAATAAGAGCCTTAGAGCCTGGAAATGCTGACATGAACGAAGGTGAAATTCAAAGGAACCTAGGTTCTCTATCAGCGAAAATGGAAAATATGGAATCCCGTTTAAGTGATATGAAGCGGGATATGGATATTCGATTTGAACGGCAAGATGATAGGCTTGATGAAGTCATTAAAACCCTTAATAAGTTGAGCGGCGGCTGGCAATTTATTATGATGGTTGGTACGGTTGTTGGTATTGTGACCGCCCTTGTAACCGCCTGGAAGATGGGATTTGTAAAATGAGGCAGATCAATCAAGATGGTTTGAATCTTATTAAGCAATGGGAGGGGCTTCGTTTGGAAGCCTATCTATGCCCTGCTAAAGTTTGGACGATTGGTTATGGTCATACCGCAACAGCCAAGAAAGGCATGAGCATTAGCGAAGCTGAGGCAGTCAACCTATTGCGCGGTGACTTGGCCAGGTTCCGGCGCTGTGTGGAAAATGCTGTCACGGTCCCCTTGAATGACAATCAATTTGCCGCCCTAGTGTCATTTTGCTTCAATGTTGGGGAAGGGGCTTTTCGGGGTTCTACCCTGCTGAAGAAGCTGAACGCTGGTAATTATGATGCTATTCCAAGTGAATTGGCTAGGTGGAACAAAGTCGGCAAGAACGTGTCTGCTGGCTTAACTAACCGCCGCGCTGCTGAGGCTGGCTTGTGGGTTAAGGGTTCCTTTGTGTCCAGTAACTATATCGAGCCTTCTGCCCCGTCTGACGGTAAAGGTTCTGCGGTGGCTGCGTATGGTGGTATTGCTGCTGCCGCTGCTACTGCCGCCCCTGCGGTACAAGCCCTTGGTGGCGTCCCTATGTGGGTTGGTGTGGCTATTGTGGCTGCTGTTGTGGTGCTTGCTGCCATTGTTTTGTTGAGGAAAAAATGATTGCGATTGGGTTTATTTGGGCCAAGATTAAGGCGTATGTCATTGGCGCTGCTGTAATTATTGGCGCTTTGATGGCTGCCTTTCTTTCTGGTCGGCGTGAAGGTAAGGCCGTGGCTAGGCAGGACCAGCTACAGGGAAGCCTAGATGGTTTGCAGAAGGGCAATGAGGCTGCCGCCCAATACAAGGGGAATGGTGGCGCTGTGGATGCTCTTGAAAAGGGGAAGTTTTGAAATACTCCCTGATCTTTGGTTTGGTGATGCTGGCCGGTTGCGGCCATAATACGGCCTTGGTTTGCCCAAGTATTGTCCCGTATAGCCAGAGTATTCAACAGGGCGCTTCGGCTGAATTAAAGGCTTTGCCTAGCAATTCTATTGTTGCTAGAATGATTGAGGATTACGGTGAACTTAGAGCCCATATTCGGGCTGCTTGTAAATAGGAGAGTGTGATGAAAATGATGAAGCCTAAAATGAAGATAGGTCCAGACAAAGCGGGCATGTCCACGCCTCGTTTTGCTGCCCGTGCCATGCGTCCCGGTGGGATGAAGAAGGGCGGTAAGGTGATGTATGCCAAGGGTGGCGGTGTTGAAATGAAAGGCAAAACCAAGGGGAAGGTTGTCTAATGGACGATCTTCCGCTTCCTCCTCGTCCACCTTCTAGGGTGCCATCTAATCGTAGGCGCGTTCCTAATGAGCGTGGTATGACTGAGGACGAGATTATGCGGGACCGTTCTGGACTTAATCCGCTTACCCGAGAACCTATGATGCGGGAAGGCGATTCTGGTTATGTTGTTGGAGGAAAGCAAATGATGGACCCTGCTAATTTCGAAACTGCCAATCGTATGCGTGAGGATGCCCGCAAGGGAACGCGCATGAAGTCTGGTGGTAAAGTCAAAAAGATGGCTTCCGGTGGTTCCGTGAAATCATCTTACACCCGTGGCGATGGTTGCGCCATTAAGGGTAAGACGCGCGGGAAGATGGTTTAGTGAAGCCTGTTTGGGAGCGTAAAAGGCCAAAGGGGCTGGGGAAACCTAAGCCCCTATCTGATAAGCAGAAGGCTTCTGCCAAGGCATCTGCTAAGGCGGCTGGTCGCCCCTATCCAAACTTGGTTGATAACTTACGCGCTGCAAGGAAGAAGTAATGCCTACTAGCGGAACGTCAACTTGGAACATTGATATTGCCGATCTTATTGAGGAGGCTTACGAAAAAGCTGGCCTTGATGCTCGGACTGGTTATGACTACAGGACTGCCCGGCGTTCCCTGAATATGATTAGTGCTGAATGGTCTAACAGGGGTTTGAACCTGTGGACCGTTGAGCAGGCGTCTATGACGCTTTCTCCAAATGTATCTACATATAGCCTTCCGGCTGATAACATTGATGTGACGGACGCTATTGTTCGATTGGCTGGGCAGGGTTCTAACTTTGATTATCCGCTATCGCGTATTGGCGTGACGGACTATGCGACCCTACCTAATAAGGCAACCACAGGGCGGCCCCTACAGATTTACGTCCAGAAGCAAGTTAGCCAATCATTTATCCTTTGGCCGGTTCCTGACCTAGCCTATACCCTATTGTATTGGCGCCTAAAGCGTATGCAGGATGCCACTAACGCGCTTGATAACATGGACATTCCGGTTCGGTTTGTGCCTGCCCTAGCGGCTGCTTTGGCCTATCAGATTGCCCTAAAGCGTCCAGAGGCCATGGGGCGGGTTCAAATGCTACAGGCTGAGTATGAGCGGCAGTTTGCATTGGCGGCTGAGGAGGATCGGGAACGGTCCCCAGCGACCTTTGTTCCTTGGAATTATAGCCGGATATGACGCAGAGATTCGCCTTTGGTAAGCGGGCTTTTGGGTTCTGTGACCGCTGTAATTTCCGCTTTCCACTAGCGAAGCTAGATTGGCAGGTGGTGAACCAGAAGCCAACGGGCATTAAGGTGTGTTCTGCCTGCAATGATGAGGACCATCCGCAGTTACAGTTGGGTAGGTTTCCTATCAATGATCCCGTGGCGCTACTCAATCCTAGGCCAGATGTTGACCCTGGCAGGAGTTTATTTGGCTGGAATCCTATTGGGAATGCGGCTATATTTGCTACTGGACTTATAGGGATTGTGAATGTAAATATACCCCCGCCAACAAGTAATGCGGTGTGGTATAATAATTCAAGTGAACCGGTTTATTGGACAAACCAATCTGGCGTCCAAGTATCTTGGGTTAATAATGCGTCAATAGGTGTATAAACATGGCTTCTGTTCCTAATCAATTTGCGAATGAAACCACGCCGGTTGAGTTGGTAAAACTTGATGAGAACTTTGCTGCCTTGGTTAATGCTATGCCCCCTAGCTTTGGGACAATGGCACAACAGGACGCTGATAGCGTTTCCATTAGTGGTGGGGTAATTACTGGCATTTCTGATCTAGCGGTTGCTGATGGTGGTACGGGGGCTAGTGATGCTTCTGCTGCTAGGGCAAATTTGGGTGCTGCTTCAAGCGGTTCAAATAGTGACATTACATCTTTAAGTGGTTTAACTACGGCGCTTACTGTGGCTCAGGGTGGAACTGGTGCTAGTGATGCTGCCACGGCTCGTGCCAATCTTAACCTTGGAACGATTGCAACGCAGAACTCAAACTTAGTTTCTATAACTGGTGGTTCAATTACCGGCGTTACAATAACCGGATTGACTGGTGTTGCTTCTAGTGGTGCCAATAGCGACATTACATCTTTGAGTGGATTGACTACCCCCCTTTCAATAGGGCAAGGCGGGACCGGGGCCGCCACGGCTCCCAATGCTAGAACGGCGCTTGGTCTTGGAACGATTGCAACTCAAGCCTCAAACTCTGTATCTATTACAGGTGGTTCTGTTACTGGTATCACTGATATTACTATTGCAGATGGTGGGACAGGCGCTAGTGACGCTGCTACCGCCCGCACTAATCTTGGTCTTGGAACAGCGAGTAATGTGACATTCAATTCAGTTTTGGATGTTTCAGGGAATGTGCGGGCTTTACCCATTAATAACCAGACAGCCGCGTATGTAGCTGCTGCTTCTGACCTTGGTAAAGTCATTTCCATCACGACAGGGGGTGTGACTATTAACTCTGGTGTGTTTGCGGCGAATGATGTTTTCAGCACAGCATTTGGAACAATAGTGCATCCAATCAAACTATCACTCAAGGCGCTGGCGTAACCATATACCTTGTTGGAACGGCGACGACTGGCAACCGAACTCTAGCGCAGCGGGGCCTAGCAACAGTGTATTGTGTTGCAGCCAACACCTTTGTTATCTCGGGTGGCGGCTTGACATGAGCCTGATGCAACTTCTGCTGGCGTCGGCTGCGGCGGTTAGCGGCAACACCATCCAATACCTCGTTATTGGTGGTGGTGGTGGTGGTGGTTACAATGGTTTTGGTGGCAACACGAGCGGCGGCGGCGGCGGTGCGGGCGGATACCGCACAAATAGAACCGGTGATGCGAGCGGCGGCGGCGCCAGCGCAGAAGCAGCATTTAATATAACTCTAGGCACGAATTACTCTGTCACGGTTGGTGCGGGTGGTGCGGCAGTAACTAACGGAAGTGATAGTGTTTTTGGTTCAATTACTTCATTAGGCGGCGGTGCCGGAAGTGCGGCAAGCGCAAACGGAAATAGTGGGGGTAGCGGAGGCGGCGCAACTGCCGCTGACCCAGGAAGTTTTCTTGGGGGCGCAGGCACCGCAAATCAAGGGTATGTTGGTGGTGACGAGGGTACATTTGGATCACCGTTTCCTAGCGGCGGCGGCGGCGGTGCGGGCGCGGTTGGAGGAACCCCAACATCGGCTTCGGTCAGTGGTAACGGCGGTACAGGTGTTGCCAGCACAATTACCGGTAGTTCAGTAACGCGCGCCGGTGGCGGCGGCGGTTCCAATTTTGTTAATGGCGGCACAGCGGGCACGGGTGGTTCAGGTGGCGGTGGTAACGGCTCCAATTCTGCTTCGGGAACAGCGGGCACAGCAAACACGGGTGGTGGCGGCGGAAACAACGCAGCAGGCGGTTCCGGCGTTGTCATTCTCCGGTATCCCAACACGCTCACGCTTTCCAACCCAGGCGGCGGCTTGACTTGGACGACAGCCTCAGTCGGTGGCGATAGGCCTTGTTATGAACTTGGACGCTGGCAATGCGGCTAGCTATCCCGGCAGTGGAACGGCTTGGACTGATTTGTCTGGCACTGGTAACCATCTGACACTGCAAAATAGTCCAACATGGAACTCAAGCGGGTGGTTTGCTACCGGTGCGACGGGGTATTTTGATCGGGCCACCGGCATCAATGTACCGCAGGGGAATGCTCCTTATACATTGCAAGCGTGGGTGCGCCTGCCGTCGTGGACAACGCTCGGCGGAATCATGTCTATCGGCGGTTTTGGCACCACAAACCAAAGCAACGCGCTGCGTACTGGCGGTTCATTGGGCGGTGGTGGCGTCGGGCGTTTTTTGCATTATTGGTGGGCTAATGATTTGGAGGCTGATAACAACAACGCAAGTTTGGCGCTGAATACTTGGTTTATGATTACTGCGAATTTTGACGGCACTACAAGACGCATTTACGCGAATACCACTCAGATCGCCAGTGACACGCCGGGCAGCGGACACAATGTGACATCATCAACTATTCAACTTGCTTTGACTTACATAAGCTCGGGCGAATACCTCCAGGGCGATGTTGCCATCGCGCGCATCTATGACCGCGCGCTTCCCGCTTCTGAAGTAGAGCAAAACTTCAACACCGACGCGGCTCGCTTCGGTCTTGCAGGCATCGTCACCAGCGGCCTTGTTATGAACTTGGACGCTGGCAATGCGGCTAGCTATCCCGGCAGCGGCACGGCTTGGACGGACCTATCAGGAAACGGGAATAACGGCGCTTTATCGGGCGGCTTTGGCTACAGTTCCGCCGATGGCGGGCAGATTACATTCAATGGAACCAACTCCGCAGCGAGTTGCGGTAATGCTGCAAGCCTTCAAAACAATTCCGCCAGCGTTGAGGTGTGGTTCAAGGCGTCAAACACCAATTCATCTTTTAGGGGTCTGTTTGGTAAAGAAGAAGCACAAAGTTTATTATTGAAGGATAACGTACTAATCGCTTATGATTGGGGAAATGCGGCAGAAAGATCAACTGGCGTCAATGTTGGTGATAACACATGGCGTCAAGCCGTTTTGACGGTATCGGGAACCGGTAGCAATAACGCGGCCATTTACATCAACGGCGCACTTTCGCTAACGACAACAATCGCTGTTTTAGCTCAGTCTTTTAGTGTGATCGTTGGCCTAAACACCGTTAACCAATGGCTAAACGGAAGTGTTGCGATTTCTCGCTTTTACAACCGCGCCCTTTTACCGTCCGAAGTCTTGCAAAACTTCAACGCCAACCGTGGGAGGTTCCCTGGCCTATGATTACTTGGTCAATCAAAAGTCTTTTCGCCACGCTCAGCAACTCCGAGATTGATGCGCTGCGCCCGAATGGCGCCATCGTCGTCAAGGTTGAGTGGCAAGTGTCGGGGGTGGACCGAAACATTGCCGCCGCCGTTTCGGGCTTTCAGGAGTTTGTCTATGACCCGGCGACGGAGTTCACGCCGTACTATGACCTGACCGAAGCGCAGGTTCTTGGATGGGTTCACGGCGCCATGGGCGATCAGCGCACGGCCTACGAGGATATGGTAATGCAACAGATCGAGCAAAAGAAAGCGGAGCCCCTTATGCTGCCCCTGCCCTGGCACCAGCCCAAGCCGGTTATTGTGGAACCGCCTTCTGGCAACGACACCCTACTCGGTGGCAACGGCAACGACAGCCTTGGGGGTCTGTGATGATCAAGCCCGCATGGTTCACGCCCGGCCTCTCCCACGCTTTACTGGCCGCACTGATTACGCTGATCGTTGGTACGTTCTTCGCCATGGTCTATCTTGGTCCGTGGGGCAACGCCGCCGTCTGCGCGTTCCTGATGTATGTGATGCGGGAGAGAGCCCAGAGTGAAATCGCTTTGGGCAGCAAACGGATTCCGCTTTGGCGCTGGTTGCCGCGATCCTACCGCGATTTTTTATGGGCAGGCGTTGGCGGCGGCCTAGTCGCACTGGCGATTGAATTGGCCTTTTGAAAAGGAATGATATAATGGACAAAAAGCAACCCCTTCCCATAGCTGGTGAAGATTACAACCGTGGCCTAAAAAATATCTCAATGTCGGTTGGCAGTTTTACCACGGCGAAAGATTATCCGCCCAAGAAAGCAACCGCGAAAATTCGCGGCACGGGCGCTGCAACCAAAGGAACTATGTTCCAAGGCGATCAGTAATAGGTAATCGGCAATGAATTACGCAGAACTTTCGAGTATGTTGCAAGACTACACTCAGAATTATTCTACTGAGTTTATTGCCGCTATTCCTGACTTTGTGAATTTGGCCGAGGATCGGATTTACAAAGCCGTTCAAATCCCGGCGCTGAGGAAGGTTCAATCTTTTACCCTGACTGCGAATGATAAGTATTTTACCGTTCCTGATGATTTCCTTTCCGCTTATGCCGTGGCGGTTATTACGGGTGGTTCCTACAATTACCTTCTGGAAAAGGAAGCTGGCTATCTGAATGAGGCTTTTCCGGTTGTTAGTTATCGTGGGATTCCAAGGGTTTATGCTGTAATTGATGAGGATAGGCTGGCATTTGCCCCTACTCCTGGGTCTGCTTATAGTATTGAAATGTATTACTTCTATGAGCCTGAAAGCATTGTCACAACCAACACTAGCTGGCTTGGCGAAAATGCTGAGAGTGTATTGTTTTATGGTGCTTTGATTGAAGCCTATACTTACATGAAGGGCGATGCTGACTTGATTGCGCTTTATACAACGCGCTATAATGAAGTGCTGGCTAGGTTGAAGAACCTTGGGGAAGGTCTTAATAAGAAAGACAATTTCCGCATTGATGCTCCGCGCCTTCAGGTGACATGATATGATTACTTCCGCATATTGCACGTCATTCAAGAAACAGCTTTTGGAAGGGGCGCATGACTTCCGGGTTGGTGGTAATGTCTTTAAGATAGCCCTTTACACTGAGGCCGCTAACCTTAATTCCAGCACTACGGCTTACACCGCGACGGGTGAGATTGTTGGGTCTGGTTATACTGCGGGCGGGTTAGTGTTGACGCAATCTAATCCAGTAGAGTTTGGGTCTAGTGGTATTGTGACCTTTTCCAATGTGTCTTGGGCGGGCGCTACGATAGCTGCCCGTGGCGCATTGATTTACAATTCAACCCCTGTTCATACCTACACTAATCCAGCCTGCATTGTGCTGGATTTTGGTATAACTAGGGTAGCTTCCAACAATACGTTTGAGATTCGGTTTCCGGCTGCTACCGACCAAACGGCGATTATAAGGGTTTATTGACATGCCTTCTACCTATTCACCATCGCTTAGATTGGAATTGATTGGGGCTGGTGAGCAGGCCGCTAATTGGAACAATACAGCCAATTACAACCTTGGCACATTGCTGGAACAGGCCATTGCTGGGGTACAGTCAGTTGCCGTTTCAGGGGCTAGTTACACCCTGACCACGGGTAGTGGGGTGGCTGATGAAGCCCGTAATGCGGTTCTTGTATTGACCGGGACGCTGGCGGCAAGTTGCAATGTAATTGTCCCTACTGCGGATAAGACCTACACCTTCCGCAATGCCACCACGGGCGGGTTTAGTGTGGTGGTTAAGACTGCGGCTGGGTCTGGTGTGACTATTGCTAACGGGTTCACGCAGCAAGTTTATTGTGATGCGACTAATGTGGTGGCGGTTGGTGTTCCTTTTAACGCGGCTACCAATACCATTACTACTAATGTTGCTGCTGGTGAGGGTTCTGCTGCTGTCCCTTCTGTTACCTTTGGTGATACGGATACGGGGATTTATGGGCCAACGGCTGGTGAATTAGGATTTTCCGCTAATGGCACGGAAGTTTTACGTCTTTCGGCCTCTGCTCTTTCTTATATTTCTGGTTCCAATTCTATAAACTTAACCCAAGACGGCTCCATTGAAATCACGCGCAATGGCGGTGGCGGATACATTGATATAAAAAACGCGGCTGGTGAAGATGCTGATGTGCGGATTTTCGAAACCGGCAACGGCATTGGGTTCCAGACAGGGGGGAATGGCGCACTTGCTACGCGCATGGTTATCAATTCAACAGGGCAAATACAGTCAGTTGGTTCCGGCACCGCCGCCGCGCCTGCTTATTCGTTTTCGGGTGATACGGATACGGGGATTTATCAGTCTGCTTCAAATGTGCTGGACATTTCGGCAGGCGGAAGCCGACTGTTCCAAGTGAACAATTCAGGCGGCAATTCATTCGCTGCTCTTGATAATGTGCCGGGGCAGGCTTTCACGGTTCTTTATCTTCGCGCGGTTGACGCCAGTGCGTCAAATTCACGAACCGGCACCATCCAAGCGCTGAATGAAAACTTTGCGCCTGTTTCGTCAATGGATATGGCGGTGAACACGGACGGTAGTAGTGCTTTGGTGATTACCGCAACACCACCCGGTTCGCGTGCTTCAGACCGCCGCGTGTTGCGCGCCACCATCCCCGGTTCTGGTGCAATCAATCTGGTTGGGCCGGTGAATGTGGATGACAAAGCCCTGCAAATCCAGCGCGGAACAGCGCAGGCAACCACAAGCGGCACGGCGATTGACTTCACCAGCATTCCGGCAGGGGTGCGACGGATTACGCTCATTTTTAATGGGGTAAGTCTGACCGGCACCGATAATTTCTTGATGCAGATTGGTTCTGGCTCTGTTAAAACAAGTGGCTACACCTCTGGCGTGCAGGCTATCCGCGACAACGCCAATCCCACCATTGAAGGAAATTTCTCTACTGGCTTTATTTTAACGCGGGACACTAATTCCGCAACGCGAACGTGGTTTGGTGAGGTAACGTTATTTAATGTTTCAGGAAATGTTTGGATTTCGCGTGGGGTGCTGATCGGTAACGACGCAATTCGCGGCGCCATATCAACGGGTGTGGTGTCTTTGTCAGGTCCATTGGACCGGGTACGCCTAACCAATACGGGCAGCAATACTTTTGACGCTGGCGAAGCCAACATCTTGTGGGAGTTTTAGGGTATATGCCCCTAAAGAAACTCTCCTTCACCCCAGGAATCCAGCATGACGGATCACGTTATGCTTCGTCTGGTTCTTGGTCTGAGGTTGATAAGGTAAGGTTTAGATCGGGCGCCCCTGAGAAAATTGGGGGATGGCAGAAAGCTACATCATTACCGTTCCTCGGCGTGTGCCGTAGCTTAAAGCCATTCACTGACTTGAATAACAACTACTTCCTCGGTGTTGGGACGCATTTGAAATACTACATTGAACGTGGCGGGACGTTTAATGACATTACCCCACTCAGAACCACGATAGTTCAATCTAACCCTTTCACTACGGTTAATGGCTCTGCCACTATTACTGTCACCATTCCTAATCATGGGGCGGTGGTGAATGATTTTGTCACATTTACCGGCGCCAGCGCCGTAGGCGGGTATGGCAACGGTTGGGGGGCTGGCACATGGGGCGGTATTACGGGCAGCGTTTCCTTCACAGGTTCCTTTAGCGGCACGACACTAACAGTTTCGGCGGTTGCTTCCGGCACATTGGCGGTTGGGCAGTTGATTGTTGGGACGGGTGTAGCTGCATCCCCACCGGGTTCAAACGCAACCTACATAACGGCCCTAGGGACGGGTTCTGGCGGGGTTGGAACCTATACGGTAAGCGTATCTCAAACCCTTAGTTCAAGGGCGCTTACGGCCTATTCTGGAACGGGCTGGGGTTCCGCTGCTACCGGTCTTGTCACGGGGCAAAAACTCAGGGTTTGGTCTGCTGATAACTTTGGGCAGGATTTGGTTATCAATCCCAATGACGGACCAATTTACTATTGGTCAAATGCTTCTGGTTTGGAGGTTAGGGCGGTTTTACTGTCTAGCGTTGCTGGTGCATCTGACGTTCCAGGGGTTTCCCGGCAAATTATGGTTACAGACCAAGATCGGAAGGTGTTGGCTTTTGGTTGTTCTGATATTGTTTCCGGCCTGCAAGATAGATTATTGGTTCGATGGTCCGACACTGAGAACCCTGCTGATTGGACGCCTACTGAGTTAAACTCGGCGGGCGGTATTAGAATTCCTACCGGTTCTGAGTTTATGACTGCCCTAGAAACAAGGCAGGAAATCCTTGTTTGGACGGACGCTGCCGTTCATTCCCTGAGATACATCGGGGCGCCCTTTGAATACTCCATTGCCCAAATTGGCTTGACTTCCCTTCTAGCCTCTAACGGGGTTGCGGCGGCTAATGATATGGTATTCTGGATGGGGACCAATGGTTTCTATGTCTATAATGGTCGCCTTGCGGGCTTGCCATGCTCCGTGAAAGACTATGTTTTCAACGACATAAACTATGATCAGGCTGAAAAGATTACAGCCGGTAGCAATATGGCTTTTAATGAAGTGTGGTGGTTTTACCCTTCTGCCGATTCATCTGAGAATGACCGCTATGTGGTGTATAACTACAATGAAAATGTTTGGTTTGTTGGGTCCATTGTAAGAACGGCTTGGATTGATCGGGGGATTGAAGATTACCCCCGTGCCGCTTCAACGGACGGTTATATCTATTTCCATGAACTAGGGCAGGATGATGGTTCGGTGAACCCGTTTGCCCCTATTTCGGCTTATATTGAAAGCGCCCCGTTTGAGATTGGAGAGGGTGAACAGTTTGGCTTTGCGTGGCGCATGATTCCTGACGTTACATTCAGGGATAGTAGCAACGCCAATCCTTCTGTTAATTTTGTGCTGAAAACGCAGGATTATTCAGGTGGTAATTTCAAGCAATCCTCAAACAACAATACGGTCAGGACTGCTACCTTGCCTATTGAGCAATTCACTGACCAGACTTATTTCCGGCTGCGAGGCCGCATGATGAGTTTGAGGGTGGAAAGCACGGCTGTAGGGGTGGCATGGCGCCTAGGTGTTCCTAGGATTGACGTTAGAACGGACGGGCGGCGATGATAGGGCGGGCTAGGCTACCTACCCCACCGGAGGAATATGATGCCCAATGGGCGATGCAATTCCATCGGGCCATAGACCAGAACCTAGATAGGACGTTTGAGGGTTCCCCTAACTTTGCTGAGGCTTCTGGTTACTACGGTTCCTTCTACGACACGACTACCCAAACGGCTGCGGCTGCTAATACAGCCTATGCCATGAAGTTTAATTCTACCGTTTCTGCTAATCAGGTAGGTGTAACTAATAATAGTCGCATTACGGTCAAGAATCGTGGAATATACAACATACAGTTTTCGGCGCAAATAGATCAGAGTAGTGGTTCAAGTCACTATATCTGGATATGGTTAAGAAGAAATGGTACAGATATAAGTAATTCAACTGGTAAGGTTTCTATTCAGGGAACAAAATCTGAGTTAATTCCTGCTTGGAATTTTATTGTTCCTTTGCTCGGTGGGGATTACATAGAGATTATGTGGGCCGTGGAAGATGCTGCCGTGCAACTTATAGCTGAAGGTGCAACTGCTTTTTGTCCTGCTATTCCATCCGTCATAGCAACGGTTACGTCAGTTTAGGGGTAATGTCATGAAGAATGTAGCCAATGGTCTAGCAAGATATGGCCGGAACGGTGACAATAATCTTGTCCATGTGAGCGACAAGGAGCTTGCTGGTATTGAGCAGTTGACGGGCCGTAGGTTCACTACCAATCCCCATACAGGCTTGCCGGAAGCCTTTAACTTTGCGTCATTGCTGCCTGTTGCGGCGGGTGTTGCAGGGACTGCTTTAGGCGGGCCTTTGGGTGGCGCTGCTGCCGCTGGCTTGACAGGGACTGCGCTTGGTGCGGCACAAGGCGATAGCACGGAAAGGGCGCTTACTAAAGGCTTGATTGCTGGCGCCACCACTTATGCTGGCGGTCAGTTGTTCTCTGGTGTTGGCGAGGCTGCTACCCAAGCAGGATTTGATGCTGCGGCTCAAGGTGCCACTCAAGCAGGGACAGAAGCTGCTACTCAGGCTACCGCTCAGGCGGGGACAGAAGCCGCCACGCAGGCCGCTACTCAAGCTAGTTCTGCTATTCCGGCAGGAGATATTATGGGGCCAATCGCCCCCACTCAAGTCTATGGTTCTGTTGCTGATGTTGGTCCTGCCGCCCCTACATTTGGGGAGACTATTTCTAATAAATTTGCCCACGCAGGGAATACGGCCACTGATGTTCTAAATAATCCTGGCGCCGCGCTTAGTAAATTGGGAAGTAATGTGATTGCTAATCCCATTCCTGCCGCCATCACGGCTGGCGGGGCATACACAACCGCCACCGATGCCTTTGCCCCCACTGCAATGCCGGGTGAAACTCCGTATGACGCAAGCAAATACCCTGAGAGGTTTCCTTCTAACCCCCGTCAATGGAACGCCCCATCCTCAGATTACCGTCCCGGTTACTCCTCTGAGTATCGGTATTTTGCCAAGGGTGGCCTAGCTGATCTTCGCCAAGGCAACCAAGAGACAACCGCTAATCTCATGAATGAAGCTAAGGCCGCTTTGCTTGGTGAGCATCCTAAGCCCCAAGAGGCTATTGAGCGGTTCCGTAGTGCCATGGGTGATGATGCCTTCATGGCCTTAAAGGACCGGATTACAGGCGGTCGCATCCGTGGTGCGGGCGGCGGGCTAGATGATCTTGTCCCCGGCAGTATTGAGGGGCGCCAGAAGGTAAGGCTTGCGGATGGCGAATTTGTGATTCCTTCTGATATTGTATCGGCCATTGGTGACGGGTCAACGGACGCTGGCGCTAGGCGATTACATGAAATGATGGATGGTATTCGCAAGCAAAAGACTGGATCAACTAAGCAACCTGGGCGATTGAAGGCCGGTTCTTTGGTCCATGAACAATGAATGTAAGCCTTGTTCCTCCTGAATACATAAATGATGTTTGGGATACAGTAAAAGTTTTCCTTAAACCTGCCGTTGAAGTGACTAATGGTAGGTTTATGCTTTATGATGTTTATAGTTTTTCTCAAATGGGGCGCTATCAACTATGGATTGCCTTTGATGATGATAAGCAAATCATGGGGTGTGAAGTAACCACTGTTACGGATTACCCGTCTAAAAGGGTTCTGACCTCCCTTTTTACTGGTGGTAATGATATTCGTTCTTGGCGGAACCAGATGATTGATGTTATTACTAAGTTTGCCAAGGATCAGGATTGCGAAGCTATTGAGGGTCATGGCCGGGAAGGCTGGATTAAGCTGCTTGAACCTTACGGTGTAAAGCGTGGCTTGACGATGTTTGAGAAGGATATTTAATATGGGCGGTAGCAGCGGTAGCAGCGGCAGCAGTGGATCCACACAATCCACAACTAACACTTCCAATCTTCCTGAATATGCTCGTCCATATTTTGAACGGATGATGGAGCGGGCCGAGGAAGAATCAAACCAGCCTTATGTCAGCTATGGTGGTCAGCGAATTGCTGACTTTAACCTTGATACGCAGGCTGGCTTTCAACAAACCAGAAACGTCCAAGGCGCTCAGAATGTCCAAGCGGGTGCGGCATTAACCGGGCAGGCTGGCCTTACCGGATTGGCTGCTTCTAACTATCAAACTGCCCCAATCCAGCAATCATCTTTTGGTTCGCAGCAGGCAGAGCAGTATATGTCGCCTTATATGCAGCAGGTGATTGACCGGCAGAAGGCTTCTGCGGTGCAGGATTTCCAAGAGGGTCGGCCTTCTCGGGAAACTCAAGCCATTAAGGCAGGGGCCTTTGGTGGGTATCGTCAAGGCATTCAAGAGGGCGTGGCGCAACGTGGCCTTGGCAGGCAGCTTTCAGATATTGAGGGCGCTGGCAGGCAGAAGGCTTTTGAACAGGCTCAGGGTCAGTTTGAACGTGATCGGGCTGCATCTATCCAGGCGCAAGGTTTGACCGAGCAGCAACGCTTGGCAGGGGCGCAGTTTGGTTTGTCGGGGGCTGGCCTTGGTATGCAGGCTGGTTCTGCCCTTGGGCAGCTTGGGGCTACCGAGCAGGGGCTTGGTTTGCAGCGGGCGCAAGCACTACAGCAGGTGGGTTCTACCCAGCAACAGCAAACGCAACGTGAACTTGATACGGCTTATCAGGACTTCCTTGACCAAAGGGACAATGAGAAAGGCAACATTGATTTCCTTTCTCGTATTTTGCGAGGGACGCCTGTAACCCCTGCTACGGTCCAGAATACTTATGCTAATCCAAACCCTCTGACACAGATTGCGGGCCTTGGGATTGCTGGTTTGGGTGCTTACAATCAATATAACCGGTGAGGTTGATATGAACATTCTTCAGGTTCAGGACGCATTAAAGAACGCTTCTGACATGCAGCTTTCCGGTGAGTTGCAGAATCCTACTGGATTGGCCCCGTCTTACTTGGTGCTATCAGAAATGAAGCGGCGCCAGCAAATGAGGCAGGGCGCTATGGCTAGTCCAGCGCCACAGTCTAGCATGGCTGAGGAAGCTGCAAGCCAAGCGCAGCCTGAGTATTACCCTGAAGAACAGCCGCAAGAGGAGGAGGCTGGTATTGAGGCTTTCCGCGAAGGTGGTGTTGTTCGGATGGCTGAGGGTGGTGGATTGCCTGTTTTTAGGCCGATGCCATCTGGTTTGCCGCGCTCCACAAGCCCGCGCCTTCTTGATGCGGCTGCGGCGGAATTGTCTTTGGACCCATCGCTTCGCACACCTGCCATGATTGATAATGTTGCAAGGCAATATGGTATTGAGCCTTCTGCCCTTGCTGAACGTCTTGGTGTTGCGCCTCCATTTTCACCTGAACAACCTGCCGCCACGCCAGCGCCAGCGCAGAGACCCGCCGCCCCTGCCAGCACTGAATCCACGCCGCCCGCTGAACGTGCCGCTAGTGAACCATACGGCCCGCCTGCGCCGCCGCCCGGTCAACCAAGACAAGCCCCTAGCCCCACACGCGCTGGCGCTGGTATTAACGCTGTAGCGGCACAACCATCCGGTCAAACCACAGACCCCACCATACAAGCCTTGTATGACCGTCCAAGGGCTACTGGACAGAGCCGGGAAGATTACCGGAAGGATGCTGTTAATACCGGCTTGATGCAGGCTGGCCTTGCTATGATGGCGAGTAAAGACCCTAACGCTCTTGCTAATCTTGGGCAGGGTGGGTTGCGTGGTTTGGAATCCTATACGCAAGAAATGCGCCAAGGTCGTTTGGGTGAGCGTCAAGGTATTCAGGATGAAATCACTATCCGTCGCGCTCAGACTGAGGAAGCCTATCGCCGCGGCATTATCACTAATCAGGAACGTCAACTAAGGTTGAGTGAATTGCGGTTGGGTGAGGCTGCTGGTGATCGTGCGGAGCGTAGGGCGGAAAGGGTGGCGGCTAGGGAGGAACAAAACGAACTTGCTAGCGCACAAAGTTTGCAACGGGCGCTTCCAGATTATACGCGGCGTATTGCTGGGCTGAATGAGCAAATTAGGGAAACAACTGATCGAACAGAAAGACAAGGTTTAATTGATCAGCGTGCGCGACTTGAAGCGCAGGCAGATGAAATTAGAAGGCTTCTCGCATTGCGAGGCGGGGCTAATCCAACATTGTTTGAAACCCCGGCCCCAACGCAAGGTTCTGGCAGGCCACCACCCGGCCAGATTCGTCAACCCAATCTTTGGCCCGCCCCTCAATGAGTTATTATATTCCGCTCCCTGATGGGTCTTTTGTAGAGGTTCCAGATAATATCCCGCAAGAGCAAGCCGAACGGCAGATTGCTTTAGACCCTCGCTACCGCCCGATTATTGAGCAGTCATTTGATAGACAAAAGAAAGCCATACCTGATGCGTATGGTTATCTTATGCGCGGCGTTGGGCAGATTCCTACTGCCGCTGGATCAATTATCAATGTTGTCCCCGGCATGGAGGATAACATTGTTGGCCGTGGTTTAAGGAATGTAGGCCAAGCCATTTCAGACTACGGCACAAGTCAGCTTTCCGAAGGCACTAGAAAGCAGCAAGCCTTATTTGATCTTGCCATGCAAGAGGCTGAAAGTAAGGGCCTTGGTGAGCAAGCTAAGACTGCCCTTGCCGAAGCCATTAGAAACCCGCGCATTGTGGCTGGCGTGGCTATTGAGAGCCTTCCGTCACTAGCCACGGCCCTTGTGGGGGGTTTGGCTGTAAGGGGCGCTGCTGGTGTTGCAAGCCGTGTGGCTGGTAGGCAGTTAGCCCAAACCACTGCTACCCGCGCTGGTGTTGCTGGCGCTGTCGGGACTGAATCGTTGCTTGAAGGCGGCAGTTCCGCCGATGAAGTTTATCGCACAATTACGGCTTTGTCCCCGGAGCAATTACAGCGCAGCCCTGAATATCAGGAATTATTGAAGCAAGGTTTGAATCCTGATGAAGCCAAGGAACGCCTTGCGGTAAGTGCCGCTAGACAAGCCGCCGCTCAGACTGCCGTTATTTCTGGAACGGTTGGGGCTGCTTTGCCCGGCGCTGAAGGGGCGATGTTCCGCCCTATGACAAGGCGGGGTGTTGTTGGTCGCGCGTTGGGGACTAGCCTTAGCGAATTGGGTCAAGAAGCAGGGCAAGAAGGTGGTGCAGCACTATCGGAAAACATCGCTAGGCAACGTGCGGAAGTGGACCGCGAATTGCTTGCCGGTGTTGGTTCTCGTGCAACTATGGGCGCTATTGTTGGTGCCGGTGTTGGTGCTGGCGTTGGTGCTGCTAGGCGCGGCCCTGGTCCAGAGATAGACCGGACTGAAGATGCTGA